AAAGATGTTGAGCCACGTATTCCTGCAGATGCAAAAGCAGATGTTAAAGCAGCAAAAAAAGATGCAGACTTAGATGCTGATGTAAAAAAAGTAATGGAAGCATTAAATAAACGTGCGCCTCAAAATAAAGCACGTGGTGGCGTTGTCAAAAAACGTACAGGCGCACATGATTTCCGCATGAACAAAGGTGGCTTGCTGCTGTCATCCGTAGACAATAGAAAGAAACGATAATGGCTGATAAACTATCCGACAAATCTACGTCCCAACTAAATGCTATGCTAAACAAAGGTAGTGGTGCATCACAAAAAGAAGTACGTGCTGCTATCACAGAGTTAAAGAAGCGTGGTGAAGATACACCGCCGCCTTCTCTTGTAATGGGTGGGCGTAGAGAAATGTCCAAAGGCGGTGACATGAAAAAGAAAAAGGTTCCTGTCATAGCTATATCTGTAGGCATGGCTGAAATGAAAAAAGACCCAAGCAAGAAAGCTAAGATGATGCGTGGTGGTATGGCTAATGGTAAAGCCCACATGTATTCAGCGGGTGGTTCAGTTAAAATGAACCCCGGACTAAAAGCACTCAAAGCTGCAAGCCCAGAAGCATATAACAAAATCACTGGCAAGTAAATGCATCCAGTAGAAGCTGACATACGTAAGTGGTCGCACGACTTCCTAGAAGTACCCAACAAAAAACTCAATGGCTTACCACCCTGCCCCTATGCAAAACAAGCGTGGCTAGATAACAAAGTTGTATTCAGCATAAATACAGGGGTAGATGGACTAGCTAAAGAAGTAGCAGACTTTGAGTCCCACGATTATGATATAGTTGTATGGGCCAGTCAGTACCTACCAGAAATGGAATACCTAGACGGATGGTGTGATGGCGTAAATGAAGCCATGTCCATTGCGGGTAAAGATATGCACCTCATGGTGTTTCATCCAGACTACGATGCTGAAGAGGCGGGTCTGGACTTTTTAGTGGATGATGGTGTTACGGATGACACACTAGAATATTGCATGGTGTTTGTGCAATTACTATCAAAGCTAGACGATGCAGCTTTGAGTTTGGAAAAGTCTGGGTACTATAAAAAGTTTCCAGAATGGGTTTATCAGAGTTTAGTATTAGACAGAAGGAAGTTACGAAATGGCAATGCACGGTAAAAAGAAGATGGCTAAGAAAATGCGGGGCGGTGGTTCTGTAATGCCGAAGAAGATGGCTGGCGGCGGTATGGCTAAAATGGCTAAGAAGAAAATGCGTGGCGGCGGCATGATGAAAAAGAAAATGATGCGTGGCGGGATGGCAAAGAAGAAATGAGGAAGCAAGCAGTAAAATACTTCGGGTGGGCTTTGCTCTATATGGGCAAGCCCTTTACTGCCATTGGTAACTGGTTTTGGAAAATGCATAAACGTGTATTAGACTGGAATGATAATGCCAGACCTTAGTGTATCTAAGTTTACTACTGAAAGTAAAAGAGTAACAAGCACCTCTGCTGATGGTAGTGCTGATGTTGTTTATACGGTTCCTGATAACTATAGTGCTATTGTTAGATTCTTACATTTAAGCAATGGCACTAATAGTACCAAGAAAGCATATATACAATTTTATCACAACGATGACACATCATACTATAATCTAGTAAATGGTTTAAGTATGTCTGGTCATTCAACGCATGACGTAGTGTCTGGTAACTTTTTTACTTTACATCAGAAAGATAAAATATTATCATACATAGAAAGCGGTATGACACTAGATGTTACAATATCTGTAGAAGAATATTTTGATCCGGCAAGATAGGAGATAGGAGATGGTACGTGTCCTTAAAAAAACCCCCGCTAAAAAGAAAGCCCCACAAGCTAGAACGCAAAAGAAATCGCCTAGAACGGTTAGCCTTTCGCAAGGGGGTTCGCCTAAAAGCAAGTCAAGAGTTAATGAAGCTGGCAACTACACTAAGCCCGGAATGAGAAAGCAACAGTTTAATCGTATCAAGGCTGGTAGCAAAGGTGGCGGCCCCGGTCAGTGGTCAGCAAGGAAAGCGCAGATGCTTGCATCCGCTTATAAGAAAGCTGGCGGTGGGTATAAAAATTAATGGCACCACGTAATCACAAAGACTGGACAAAGCAACCTAAAGTAGAACACATCAACTCACTCATATACTCTGACCATAGTTTATATGAACAGGAACTAGAAAACATATTCTCTAAAGTATGGGTTCCTATGTGCCATTCCAGTGAGTTGCCAAACTTAGGCGATTTCAGAACTACGCAAATAGCAGGACGCAATGTAGCTGCTATACGTTTTGAAGATGGCAGTGTTAAAACTTTCCTGACAGATAAAGTACAAAGGCCGTCTGGCACAGATTTATCCCTGACCTATCATTCAGGTATGTGGACAGAACTGCCTTGTGAAGTTAAACATGGTGGTATGGTGTGGACCACGCTAGACCAAAACAATTCCACTACTGTAGATGAGTGGACAGCAGGTGCCTTTGATTGTATAGCTGATGCTATTGATACGGAAGAAATGGAAGTGTTTCACTATCACAAAGCTATCATAGATACTAACTACAAACTGTGGCATGATACTAACTCAGAGTTCTACCACGACTTTATGCATTACTTTAACCGTGTGTCAGGATTTAACGATGAGTACTTTGCTAGAAAAAATATCCCATTTGATAACGGACACGTCAACGTCAGTAGCTTTACAGTTAACTACGAAGAGTATGATGGTTTTGAAGACAGAGGAGAACTTAGTTTCCCTAACCTTCCGCCTAACCAATGGTATATGGTAGACTTGTTCCCCGGCTATAACTTTAATCTACGTGGCAGTGCGTATCGTAGTGACAGCGTAACACCACTAGGGCCAAACAAAGTACTGATTGAGTTCCGTGGGTACGGCCTAAAGAAAGATACCCCGGAAGAACGACAGACACGTATCAAACATCATAACTCCATATGGGGGCCGTTTGGTAGAAACCTGCACGAAGATTTAATAGGTGTAGCAGGTCAAGGCACTACAATGCGAGAAGGTACAGAACCCCGTAACATCTTGCATGGTAGACATGAAAATAGTACAATCCACGATGAAGTAGGTATGCGCCACTATTATGCGGAGTGGTCAAAGTGGATGCAGGTAGATGCTAGTAGTCCCGCACTGGCAGCATAGAAGATTATGATGATTAACCAACCAATGAGGAATAGAGATGATTGCAGAAGCCCTTGCGGGTATTGCGCTAGTGAAGAGTGCCGTAGATGGTATTAAGTCTACCATTAATACCGCCAACGATATTGGCGACATTGCAAATTATGTAGATAATTTACTTGAGGGCGAAAAGCAAGTACAACAACAAAGGGCTAAAAAATCTGGTTCAGGTATAGCCGATCAGTTTGGAATACAGTCGGTTGCACAAGAAGTTATAGATGCTAGACTAGCGCAAGAAAAAATACAAGAGATGCGCACCATGATTGACTTACGCTTTGGCCCCGGCACTTGGCAAAGCATTGTGGATATTAGAGCCAAGCGCATACAAGAAGCAAAAGAAGCTGCGCTGCAAGCAAAACGTGAAGCAATAAGGCGTCACAATGAAATGATGGAGAATATAAAGATTGCTGGAGGTGTAGGACTAATAGGTGCTATAGGTATAGGTCTTTTAATTTTTCTCTTGACAATTGTGTAGGATAATGGTATAACTTATTTATGACACTTAAAAAATCGCAGCAAAGTTTAAAGAACTGGACAGGACAAAAGTGGAGAACCAAGAGTGGTAAACCATCAGCCAAGACAGGTGAGCGTTACTTACCAGAGGCTGCTATCAAATCGCTTTCGTCGCAGGAGTACGCAGCCACCACCGCTGCTAAAAGAAAAGGAACTGCTGCTGGTAAGCAATTCGTCAAGCAGCCTAAAGCGATATCAAAGAAAACCGCAAAGTTCAGACGGGGATCATAATGCTTAATTTACTTATAGGCCCAATAGCAGAACTAGCTGGCACATGGATGTCAGGCAAGGTTGAAGAAAAGAAGGCCCAAGCTAAAACACGTGTAGCTAAAGCAGAAGCTGAAGCAATAGTTATGCAGAAGAAAGCTACAGGTGAAATAGACTGGGATTTAAAAATGGCTGATGCTTCAGCCTCAAGTTGGAAGGACGAATGGCTTACTATATTATTTAGTATACCATTAGTATTAGCATTCGTACCGGGTATGGAAGAGATTGTTAAAAACGGATTTGACAGACTCAACGAAATGCCTGAGTGGTATCAATATAGCCTTGGTGTTATTGTTGCTGCCAGCTTTGGTGTACGCAGTGCTACTAAATTCTTTGGTAAAAGGTAGTCCTAGTGCAGATGTGGAGTATGCACAACCAAACAACAGAAGAACAGGCAAAAGAAAATCGTGACAGGCGTAATGGAAAGAGTGCTGGCGTGGAAGCTACTACCACGACTAATGATGTTAATGATGTCAGTGTCAGCGTGGCGAGTAGTGGAATGGTTTATGACACTGCCCGATCCGACAAGTCAACAAGCGGCACTAGTGAGTGTAGTCACGGGGGCCATGACAGGTGCATTTGCGGTATGGATGAATCACGAGGGTAACGCACATCAGACCCAAGCAAAACGATTACACAGTAGAGAAGATAACGCAAAATGAATATAATGATTTGGGCGTTAGTGCTAACTATTTGTACAGCAGAAGGTCAGTGTTTTAATCAGACTGTTCAGTGGTTCGATAATAAAAATGAGTGTTTAGAATACAAACAAATATATGAAGACATTCCAAAAGATGGTAATTGGGCATCTGTAGAATATAAGTGTGGCGTTGTAGGAGCTATGGAAGTATGAAGTATCGTAGAGACTACTTAATTGAAAAACTTATAGCCGCAGAAGGTTTAAAGCTGCAAGTATATAAAGACACTCTTGGAATTGATACTATTGGTATCGGACGAAACCTAGAAGACCGTGGCATTACAAAGCAGGAACTAGACGAATTAGACATTCCTAGTATTGACCATGTGTATGAATATGGAATCACTGAAGCTGATGCGGTCTATCTAGCAACAAATGACGTACAGATTGTCGAAGAAGAACTGGTACGTGCGCACCCTTGCGTAGACAGATTGGACTCTGTACGTCAGCTTATAGTTATAGACATGGCATTTAATCTAGGTGTACCTAGACTTTGTAAATTTAAAAAGATGTGGTCAGCCATACACGAAGAACAGTATGACGTAGCCGCAAAGGAAATGTTAGACAGCAGATGGGCTAGGCAAGTAAAAGGTCGGGCTACTAAGTTGGCTAATGCTATGCACAACGGAGAATTTTAATGGGCTACATCGTAAAAACAAAAGGTACTAAAGGTCAAACGTACTACGGTGGTAATGACCCGAAGAAGGAAAGCATTGCTAAAAAAACTGGTATAGGCAACAAGTATAAACAATCCCCCGGTTTTTTGGACATGGTTGTAGATTACGTAAAGGAAAAACTAGATTAATGGCTAGAGAACTTACAGATAAGCAACAAGCGTTTCTAAACGTCCTGTTTGAAGAAGCAGGTGGCGATATGGTAATGGCAAAAAAGATGGCGGGATATGCTGACACTTCTAGCACTTCGGAAATTGTTAAAGGTCTTAAAGAAGAAATCCTTGAGGCAACACAAATGTACATGGCTCGTAATGCGCCGAAAGCTGCGATGGCGATGACAGGTGCTTTGTATGACCCGACTGAGTTGGGTATTCGTGACAAGATGTCTGCAGCTAAAGAACTGCTTGACCGTGTAGGTCTGGTTAAGACAGAGAAAATGCAGGTAGAAGCATCAGGGGGTGTAATGCTTATGCCACCTAAAGCAACTGTAGAGGATGATGACTGATGGCACCGCCAAATAAAAGACCTAAAACTACAGCGCAAACTAGACACGCAGCTATAGCTAAAGATACTAAAGTTAAAACAGCGCAAATGAAAATAGAAGAATTAAAAAAAATTAAACCTTCTAATTTAAACGCAAGGGATGTTAAAGTTAGAAAAGCATTAATACAACAACAAAATGAAATAATTAAAGGGCTAAATAAAACACCAGCAAAAGAACTTGCAAAAAAGTTTGCTTTGCGTTCTTTACCCGGAATAGGTTCCTTCATAGCTGCACTTACTCCTACTCCTGCAGGACAAGGCTCTGCAATGTTTGGTCCCGGTTCAAAGAAAAACAAATGACACGCAGCATAGGCAAGTGGAAGCTACCACAGCCAACAGACATTAAAGAAGAAAACGAATGGATACCTATTCCACGTATTGCACGTACAGTACCATTCGGATATAAACAGGATGATGAAGACCCTGACATTCTTCAACCTATTCAAATTGAATTGGACTTGTTAGAGAAAGCTAGACAGCACGTAAATCAATACAGCTACCGTGAAGTAGCTAACTGGTTAAGTACACAGACTGGCAGATACATCTCACATGTAGGGTTGAGGAAACGGTTAAATAATGAGCGAAGACGTAAGAATCAAGCTGCAAGCCTCCGCAAGTGGGCAGAATATGCGAAAACGGCAATCGCCAAAGCGGAAGAAATCAGTAACCAAAGAACAGGCTCTAAAGCCGAAGGTTGAGATACAGGAAACTGTATCACCTCAATACGACAGCAGCGAGATTGAACAACACGCTAATGTTCTGTTCAAGCCAAATGCTGGGCCACAGACAGAGTTCTTAGCTGCGGCAGAACGTGAAGTATTATATGGTGGTTCAGCAGGTGGTGGTAAATCATATGCTATGCTTGCTGACCCACTACGTTACATGGGGCATCCACAGTTTAGTGGGCTGCTATTGCGACATACAACAGAAGAGTTACGAGAACTCATATTCAAGTCGCAAGAGTTGTACCCAAAAATCTGGCCCGGTATTAAGTGGTCAGAAAGAAAAATGCAGTGGACTGCGCCATCTGGTGCAAGATTGTGGATGTCTTATCTCGACAGAGATGATGATGTATTGCGCTATCAGGGTCTAGCTTTTAGCTGGATAGGCTTTGACGAGTTAACACAATGGGCCACACCATACGCATGGAATTATATGCGTTCTCGTTTACGGTCTACTGCACCTGATTTGCCAATATTTATGAGGGCTACGACTAACCCCGGCGGAAGAGGTCATCACTGGGTTAAGAAGATGTTCATTGACCCTTCGCCATATGATAGAGCCTTTGATGCAACCGATATTGAAACAACCGAAGTATTACGATACCCAGCAGGACATAGCAAAGCTGGAAAATCTTTATTTAAGAGAAGATTTATACCCGCAAGACTTTCTGATAACCCATACCTTGCGCAAGCAGGTGATTACGAAGCCATGCTCTTATCTCTTCCAGAGCAGCAACGTAGGCAATTACTCGAAGGCGACTGGGATATTAAAGAAGGTGCTGCCTTTACTGAGTTTGATAGGCGTGTTCATGTTGTTGAGCCTTATCGTATACCTAGTAACTGGGTTAAGTTTCGTGCTTGCGATTATGGTTACGGCAGCTACAGTGGTGTTGTTTGGTTTGCCGTTGCGCCTTCTGAGCAACTTGTGGTATATCGAGAACTCTACGTTTCTAAAGTCCTTGCCACAGACTTGGCAGATATGATTCTGGATTTGGAAGCAGAAGATGGCAATATTAAGTACGGTGTTTTGGACAGTTCTCTTTGGCATAAGCGTGGTGATACTGGCCCTTCTCTTGCGGAGCAAATGATACAGCGTAACTGTCGTTGGAGACCATCTGATAGAAGTAGGGGCAGTCGTGTAGCTGGTAAAAATGAAGTACATCGTAGATTACAAATAGATGAATTTACAGAGGAGCCTAGACTTGTTTTCTTTGATACTTGCACAAACCTCACGGCCCAACTTCCCTCAATACCGTTGGACAAGAAAAACCCAGAAGACATTGATACAAAAAGTGAAGACCACTTGTATGATGCTCTTAGGTATGGTATAATGTCCAGACCAAGGTTTAGTATATTTGATTATGATCCAATGGGTAGACCCGGTGGCGGTATGCAAGTAGCAGACGCAACCTTTGGATACTAAGGAAAACGATATGAACGAAGATGATATTATGATTGAAGATGATGCTATTGCACTAGAAGATAGTGATGATACATCTGTTTCGGACGTAGACGTAAGTAACATTATTCCATTTGTGTTGGATCGGTATAAACGATCTGAAGATTATCGTTATGATGATGAACAGCGTTGGCTAAAAGCCTATCGTAACTATCGTGGTTTGTACGGGCCGGATGTACAGTTTACCGAATCGGAAAAGTCACGAGTATTTATTAAAGTAACAAAAACCAAAACGCTGGCGGCATATGGGCAAATTGTTGATGTCTTGTTTGCTAACCAGCGTTTTCCTTTATCTATTGAACCTACTGAACTACCAGAAGGAGTTGTTGCTGATGTACATTTTGACCCTAAAGAACCAGAACAATTACGTGGTGAAACTGCTATTTCTAGTCCCTACGGTTTTGCAGGTGACGGCAAAGACTTACCGCCGGGAGCAACAGCGCAGTCCTTACAAGAAAAACTTGGGGTGCTGGAAAGCAAACTGGAACCTGTTGCTGAGAAATTAAAAGAAGGGCCGGGTAAGACACCTACCGCTATTGCGTTTAGTCCAGCATTAATTGCTGCAAAGAAAATGCAAAAAAAGATACATGATCAGCTAGAAGAGTCAGGTGCTACTAAACACCTACGCAATGCAGCATTTGAAATGGCATTGTTCGGTACAGGTGTTATGAAAGGTCCGTTTGCCGTTGACAAAGAGTATCCTAACTGGAATGACGATGGCGAATATGATCCACTGTTTAAAACAATCCCCCAAGTAAATCATGTATCCGTTTGGAACTTCTATCCAGATCCTGATGCTAACAATATGGATGAAGCACAGTTTGTAATTGAACGCCACAAGATGTCACGCACACAATTACGTAATTTAAAAAGGCGTCCATATTTCCGTAGTGAAGTTATTAATGAAGTTATTGCTATGGGCGAAAATTATACTAAGCAATACTGGGAAGATGACTTGTCAGACTATGCGCCAGAGCATGGTGTGGATCGTTTTGAAGTTCTTGAATACTGGGGCATGGTTGATACAGAACTGCTAGAAGAGCAGGGTATTGACATTCCAAAAGAACTAACAGAGTTTGATGAGTTGCAAGCAAATGTATGGATCTGTAACAATAAACTGCTTCGTATGGTTCTTAACCCATTTAAGCCATCTAAGATTCCATACTCTGCTTCACCATACGAACTGAACCCATACTCATTCTTTGGTGTTGGTATTGCAGAAAACATGGATGATACACAGACACTGATGAATGGCTTTATGCGTATGGCTGTTGATAACGCTGTGTTGTCAGGCAACTTGATTGTTGAGGTAGATGAAACAAACCTAGTGCCGGGTCAAGACCTATCACTGTATCCGGGCAAGGTATTTCGCAGACAGGGTGGCGCACCGGGTCAAGCTATCTTTGGTACAAAGTTTCCTAACGTGTCTTCTGAAAATATGATGCTGTTTGACAAGGCACGTGTACTGGCAGATGAAAGCACAGGCTTCCCATCATTTGCGCACGGACAGACAGGTGTATCTGGCGTAGGCCGTACAGCTTCAGGTATCTCAATGCTTATGGGTGCCGCACAAGGTAGCACCAAAACAGTTATTAAAAATGTAGACGACTATCTGCTTCGCCCACTTGGTGAAGGTTTCTTCCGCTTTAATATGCAGTTTGACTTTGACCCAGAAATCAAAGGCGACTTAGAAGTTAAGGCACGGGGTACAGAAAGTCTTATGGCTAATGAAGTGCGTAGCCAGCGTTTAATGCAGTTCTTGCAAATTGCAAGTAATCCTGCACTCGCACCCTTTGCTAAGTTCCAGTATGTAATCCGTGAGATTGCAAAGTCTATGGACTTAGACCCTGACAAAGTTACCAACAATATGAATGAAGCTGCACTGCAAGCAGAGATTATGAAGGGCTTCCAGCAGCCAATGCAACCAGAGCAGGGCGGTATGACACCACCAGCAGGTGCAGATGCAATGGACCCAACAGGTGCAGGTGGNGGTAANGTAGGTACTGGACAGGCTCCTGTACCGGGTGAACAAGGATTTAGTGCAAATGGACAAGGAAATACTCAGCAAGCTGAAGCCGCTGGTCAGCAACAACCGCCAATGGGACCACTTCAGTAAGTACATAGATATGCTAATTGAGCAACAGCATCGTACACTAGAGCAAGGTGATAGCACAATACTAATGCACCGTGCGCAGGGAGCAATTGCGGTGTTGCGTAATATTAAAACATTAAGGGATGCAGTTAATGGCTAAAATGGCAGAACAAATGGAACTCTTTGAGCCAGTAGAACGTGGCTTTAATGATGGTGGCCTTATGGATGAGGGTGGCACAGTAGACCCTATATCTGGTAATGATGTACCACCCGGTTCTACACAAGAAGAAGTACGTGACGACATTCCTGCTCAACTTAGTGAAGGTGAGTTTGTTGTACCCGCAGATGTAGTGCGCTACGTTGGTCTTGAAAACTTAATGCGTATGCGTCAAGAAGCAAAGCAAGGCTTGGCACAGATGGAAGCTATGGGTCAGATGGGCAA